CCCGACAAAAGGCTAGATATGCCTCTAGATCGTTGAAAACCTGACGTACACGTGGGTTTGACTTGACTTCGTATTTTGCCATTTTATTTTTCCTTTAAATAGCGAGTGATTGATAAGGGGTTGTTGTATTATAATGAATCGTGGCACCGTTCTCATTATCTTCTGATACTGTGATAGTGATACTACGATTTGGATACCGAGTTGCAATGACTTCATAGAGGTCATCACTAATCATTTCACAACTTTTGTAATCCAATGCAAGAATGCCTTGAGAATATCTATTCTCTAACCATCTTTTGAATTGAATAAACTCAATATCACGGTCGTTGTGAAATACTTCAATTGTCACTTCAAAGTGAAAGATGTGACGATGCGGAGTTGATAGAAAACTAACGTCATACTCATCACCTGTTGCCAAGTTAGGGTCTGTTGCAGCCGCTGGGTACTTATGAATACCTTCTTTCTGAAAACGTACAAAGATTGTGCGCTTTGCACGTTCTTTAATACGATTGCGTTTTGTAGTTAGTTCTTGATCAATGTTTTGTTCAACGGTCATCTTCGTCCCAGTTAATAGTGTTGTTTTCTTCTTCCCATTGCAGACGCTTTAGTCTGCGAATCTCTTCAAATACCCTACCACGTTCATCATTTAGATTTAACGTTTCAAGAGATTTTTCTTTCTTCTCATTAAGTTTCTTGCTAATATTTTCAAATCTTTGTTCAAGTTTAGAAATTCTGTTTTCATACATTTTAAGTTCTCCTAAGAGTCTTAGTTAATAAAATGATTATACATCAAATATTGCTAAAGTCAACGATTATGGTCAACTTATTCAGCAATTTCTGCCATAAGATCATCGCTGTCTTCAATAACTTCATCATATTCGGGTTCAGCCTGAACATCAAACAATTGATCAAACATAGTCATAGCATTGACAGTCTTCTTACCAGAAAAGCCCTGACTACCAGACTGCATCTGTGTCCAAAGTTTGCTGTGATGCTTAATCAAGTCTAAACTCTTTTGACGATCTTTCAAACTAAAGATTTCGTCAATAACAACACCCAAATGATTATCATCAAACTTATTCATAACCATCTTTGGCATCAAACCCTGTTCATATTGACGATTGGCTTCTTGCACTGCCACAATATGTTGATACACATTATGTGCTTGCAATAGTGTATAAGATAATGTATCCCAACTTGTTTTAGTTTCTTTGCCATGTTGACCAATAAAGCCTTGACCACGATAACAAAGGTCCTTCATTACCATTCTGTCAGTTACTGGACTATCTGCAAACACTTTGTGAATACCATCTTGTAATACAGCAACACTGAATTTCCGATTATCTTTGTCATAATCTTTGTTTTCAGCCGTCTTTTCCATGCTGTATGCCCACTTCTTACCGTGTTCAATGCTATTGTTAAAGTATGCTAGACCCTTCGCCGCAGAAAAGAATGGACTTGCACAGTCAAACGTAATCTGTAGATTTGGATTATGATACTTACGAATAGCACGTTGAATATCAGTAAACACTACTGCATATTCCATAATCGATACACCTAAACAGTGAATCAAGTCATGTTTGCCTTCTTGCAATAGTCCGTCATGAATGATACCAACTAAACGAGTTAGCATTAGTTCAACGTCAATCTTATTTTGACCACCAAACGCCCAGCCGTTAAAATGATTATCGGGATAGATGTTTGGATCACAATACTTCTTCATCTCTTCATACCAATCATCACTTTGTGTATGATTACGACCCTGCAATACGTTTAAGAATTTACAGTTGCCGTTACGATTTTTAATAAAGTATTCGTTATTGATATGTGTTGCACTAATCGCTTCTTCAATAGTACTGATACCATGTGCAGATTTACCTGTCTTTGGATCCTTGATATGAAACGTACTTAGTGATTGTGAAGGAATATCAAGACACATGCCATAGTCCATGTATGTATCCATCCACTTAAGAACTTCAATACGCTTTTTCATTGCACGAGGACAGTTGGGGTCTTTCCAATCTGCTGGCCACTGACACTTAAGAATTTGAAATCCACCTGAGTCACCCAGCATGAATGTTCCTTGCTCTCTATCACGTACAATAGATTCACATGGATCATTCTTTGTAGTGTCTAAGTTAGCATGACCAGCAGAATATAAACCCCACTTGTAAGTATACAACCCTTCTTTACTGTTTAAAAAGTTTAAACATTCAACATCACCGTTGAACTGTGCAGGGATACGTGCTTGTGGAAAGTAGTCTTCGCCTGCACGTTGCTTACCCAAACCTGCAATAAAGAATGAACTTACTGCAGGTAAGAATAATGCCCAGTCGGGTTTATGTTTATCTGAAAGGTTAACTTGTTCCATTTAATTTGTAGTTTCTGGTTTGATTAAAGTCTTAACGATATTAAGTTGTTCGTCAATCTTTTTCTTCTGTTCTAATAAGTCAGCAATAGTTGGATTCGATGCAGCCAATGCTTTATTCATATCTTCTTCCATTCTTTTTTGCTTTGCCCAATCTAATAATGATTCAGCCTCAGGTGTCATTGTAACAGTAGCGTATCCGGATTGCATAGGAACCCAGTTATTGCCGTCATATATTTCAATATTCTGTGACGAGGTATTATATCGCATGTTACCGACGCCTTGCGCCCCACTAAAGTTATTCACATGAGTAGAGTTACTGCCACCGGTAACAGTTAAATATCTTCCACCACCTGCAATGTTTTTAATCATTTTGCTTGTGCAGGAAGTAGATAACGATATGTTGCTAGACCACTGTCAACAGTAATTTCGGCTGCACCTGCATCACTGATCTTAACAATCTTGTCACCCGGTAGATCCATGATAGCAAGAAAGACCTTTACAGGCCACTGCCATTGACGGGATAGTGCACCAGTTACACCAGTGTGAAACACAAAGTTACCACTGTGAGTTGATGGGTCACCAAAGAAAATCTTTAGATCACCATTGTCTGTCTTAGTAGTGAAGTTGTTTTCTTCACTGTTAGCAGAAGCCTGCTTCTTAAGACGCATGATACCCGCAACAGTTGGTTCGAACTCAACGTTCCAAGCCGCACCCTTGAATGTTACGTTGCGTACCTTTTCCTCAATGATTGTCTTTGACATTAGACGATAATCGTTTACGAAATCGCCGGATGAAGTTTCAAAGTGAATAGTAGTTGGTGTATCTACTCCATCTTTGTTGACACGTGTGACATTGATGATAGCCTTATCATCATAGTCATCGAATCCTAGAATAGTCTTCAACTTTGCTAGATTAGGCATACCGAACGTACCGATGAAGTCTGCTAGTGGTGTCTTGAATGTGCCAGTCACCACAACTGACTTATCTTCTGCGATTGCCGCAATCTGTGTTTCTTGGTCAGTACCAAAAATCTTAATAAGGTCAACGACCCCTAGACCATGTGTATGCTGAATCAAGTCTTGTAAATTATCTTTCATTTTGTTTCCTTTGTAATATTTAGGCTTTGCTATAGTGTATAATAGCGGAATTTATTGTGTAAGTCAATAGCGAGGTTAACCGAAATCAAACAAATCATCGAATGTTGAATTAGTATTAGTATTACTACGAATATCCCAATCAAGTACACCCAACAAGTTGTTAATCTTTTCATCAACCAATGTTTGTTCCATTGCCGCATCATCGAAGGGCAAGTCACAGAACCATTGTGGCAATCGTAGTTCATCAGTAGGATATGCTACGCTTGTAAAGCCTAGTGGATTAGGCTTTAGTTTGCAAACAATAACTTTCATACCATCAACAATAGATTGACTATAGTTGTCACTGTTTACTCTACGTAAGTAGTTGTAGTTCAATGCCGCACGAACGTGACCGGGCATGTTCGCTCGACCAGTTGAACTCTTTGCTTCTAAGTCACCATAGTATGTAAGTTTGTTAACACCCTTTGGAGAACCTTTAGTCCAACTATCTTGTGCAGTCAATATACGCTTAAAGTCTTTTACTGCTTCGATTACATCATCACGACCTTTACCCTCTTGAATGACCATTGACAATACACTTAGCAAGAATTCTTGCACATACTTGGGAGTATCTGCACGTTTCAAGTCAAGACCCATTGCCTTAATGTCACCCTTCTTACCATCCTTATCCTTGCGCTTACCTTCTTTATCAAAGATATTGATAGCATAACGCTTTTTAGTAATAAAGATAGCACGATCACCGATTAGTTCACGACCAGCCTTAATGATTTCACCATTCTTGCGAGGTGCATGAAATGCCTTTTCCATGAATGCAGGGAACGATTCGTTTGCTGTATCAGCAATACTATCGTATAGTCCAATACAAGTTTCTTTACTCCACTCAAGTTCACCTTTTGCAATCTGCTCTTTAAGAATAGGCCATGTACTGAAATAACAAGAGTCAGTATCACCATACACAATCGCATCACCATCATGTGTATAGATTCCCGAAACTGTTTCATTGATGTTACTCATCATATGCTTAACAATTTGACGACCAGTTAATGTAACTGATTGACCAATACGTTTGTCATAGAAACGACAATGTTCATTCAACAATGCACCATATGCTGAGTTAAGCAAAATCTTACGAACCAACTGACGTTTATCCCAGTACTCACGATCCTCATCAGTAGTAGACTCTTTTAGTTTCTTTTGCATGACCTTACGATCTGAATACCAACGAGTCAATAGACCTGGAATGACACCTTCTTTCTCATATGTAAAGATTGTACCATTTGCTGATAACATATAGGGCTTATGACTATCAAACACTAACTTCCAGATTTCAGCCGCAGACATTTCTACACTACGACCATCTTCAAAGTCAACTGTTAGCATAGTGCCACGTTCCTGTGATATGATTGCGGTGTACTCTAATGCACCAAACAAACCTTCCCACAAGATAGAACCTGTAACTGCATCATCGCCGTCTTTATGACGTTTCTTTTCTTGTGCTAGTTTCAGTCCCTTATCAAGCATGTATTTGTCAGTGAGTGTTTGTCTGACCTGAGCAACAATGGTCTCTGGCGCCATGTTGAGTGCGCGGATTGCTGACGGATAGAGTGAGTTGATATCGACTGCACCGACCCATTCGTGAATTCCCTTTTTGGGAGTAGCAACATAGGCACCTGCTGCCTGCTGTACGTCTTCGTCATTTGAACCCTTTCGTTTTTTATCAGGAACTACTAAACCACGTTCATGCGCTTCATTCATAATTGCCATTTCAATCATAGCAACTGAACCCATAACTGTTGGCAACAACACTGTATTTTCATGAGCCAGTGCGTTAGCAAGGTCTAAGAACTTAAGTTTGTTATGAATTTTTACCAACAACATTGTATCTTGTCTGTTGTATTCAATGAACTTTTTAAAGTCTTTGTTATACAACTGATCAAGAGTACCCTCATACACAGTTTTGTTTTCACCAACTTCCATCTCACCGATAGAATCTAGTTTATAACTGTGTCGTGATTCATAGTTGTACTTTTTATACAACTGTAGATAGTCCAAGTGAATACGACCTACTAAGTCATAAGTTGTTTCACTCTTACCGAATCGTTCATATTCTCTAGGCTTAGGAAGTTGACCCATCAAGCAGAACTTGCGAGTATCATCCTTACTCATCACACGTGTAACACGATTTACCATGTAAGGAATATCATAGCCCTCTGAGTTCCAGCCAGTTAATACATCTGCATCTTCAATCAACTGAAAGAAAACGTCAAACATTTCCTTTTCATTTGTGAATAACATTGTATTCTCAAACTCGTTGACAATCTCTTGTGCTGTCTCTGGTGTCATATGTTTGGGAGCAATGACTAGAGTAACACATTGGTCAAGCCAATCTAAGTAGCAACTGATAGCAGTTACTGGGTTAAACGGGTCACTAGTGGGACTGAAACCCTTTACTGGATCAAAGTCCACCTCAATATCGAAAAAGCAAGTATGAAGTTTAGGAGGTTCTGCTTTTAGATAGTTTTCTGATAAACATCTAAAAACTACCGGCACATCACTTTCAAACAGTTTCTTGTTTGAGTGAATGCGCTTTTCCTTTTCGAATTCAGTACGCTTTCGTGTACTGAAACGTGAGACAGAATCTCCATAAAGACTGCGATACTTGCCCTTAGGATCACTATAGTAAAATGTATAGTTTGTGGGATGTTCCTGATAAGTTCTCTTACCAGAAGGTGTGCGCTCTACGACAACAATCTTGTCAGAGTCACGGTCGTGAATTGCGTCAACATAACTCATTATAGAGTCTTACCAACGGTCTCCAAAATTGTATTAAGTTCTTCATTTTCTTTATTTGTCTCACCGAGGCGCGACTTGTGAGCAACTGAAATTGCCTTCTTTAGTACGCTTGGCTTGATTTCTAGTTCTTCTGCAATAGCCTTAACTGTGTCATTAAGACCCTCACGCAATGTTTCAATTTCTTGCATGACGCCCATGCCTTCATTGATAAGTTGTGTTAGTTTGATTTTAGCGTCGCCGTTAAATGTACGTGTAGTCATGTGTGTACTCCTTTAGTCTTATAATTATATAGTGTTATGTTAAGTTTGTCAATCTTTTTTTTGGGCAAGGTAACCAAAGGTAGGAAATCTAACAAGTGTTACCCGTTTTAATTATTGAAAGATGTGATGGTTTTCTTCGCCGTAAATCTTGATATATTTTCCGGCTAACATGTCTGCCATTGCTTCGATTGGGCTACCGGGATAACTATCGCCTGGCTTAATCATGTTTAGTTCTTCCTGACGTACATGGACCAATTCATGGAAAACGGTACGTAGAATATCAACTAGATTTCTGTTATTAGCATATACCCAAATTTCACCGCTTCCTACAACGTGACCACCAGTATGATGATTGTCTTGTGCTTCTTCAGTATCCATACTTAATTCCACAGTAGGAACTTCATTAAGATTAAGTTTCTTAGAAGCCCAGTCAACAAATTTATCTACTTCACTTTGCAAGTCGATATCGTTATTGTTTTCGTCAAGTTTACCCTTAATCCAAGAGTCAGGAGTTTTTTTGAATTTCTTTTGGAAAAGAGTTTCAAGTGCTTTGTGAGTGATCTTATGTTTGCTGGCGACCCTGCGAACCAAATCATCAATTGCAGTGTAGTCATGTTTAGCCAAAGAAGGTAGTTCTTTGACTAACTCTGATACCGCAGTTTCATAAATGCTTTCACCACCACCGCCATCTCCGCCACCTTCACCGGAAGAATCTGTTCCTCCAAAACCATAATAGGCATATCCAGGGAAAAAGTACTTACGCAGTGACTTATTATTTTTACGTTTATTTTTACGTTCGGTGATGAATTCATTGGCTCGCATAGTAGTATTTATTCCGATAAAGGAAACCCGAAGACGTTAATCTTCGGGCTTCTGCGGTCTACTTAAGTTTGATTAGAACTTGTGTGCTAGATTAACACCGATTGCGTCAGTATCGTTACCACCAGTGCGAGTGCGATAATAAGTTACACCCAAGGTATGGTTCTTATTAACTGCATAAGAAATACCACCTAATAAGCGGTCTTCCTTTAGATTACCACTATTGAATCCTTCACGATGACGATAACCTGCGTTAACAGAGAAACCACCTGCGATAGGACGATTTGCCTTAATTGCGGCACCCCAGAATTCGTGGTTACCACCGGCAACACGATCTGCAATGTTATGACCTACTTCAGCATATGCTACAGTATGTACTCCTGCGATAGTGGGTAATGAAGTTCCTGCCTTAAATGAAACTAAGGACTTAACCTTGCCTTCATTTTCTGGCTGAATTGTTTGCAATTCTGCTCCGAGGTTAATCTTACCTACGGACTTCCAAGCCTCAACACGATACTCTGTTGTATCGGTACGGCTACCGCCGCGAGGATCGGAGAAGAGAACTTCGCCTGTGAGTGTGTCTGCCATGGCAGCAGTTGGAATTGCAACTGCTAATAGTGCCGCTGTAACAAATTTAATCATATATTTTTCCTTTTGTAAAATAGTGTCGTAACTCTGACACTGTGATTATTTAACGAGCATCTGTGTGTGTAAATTTTTTATTGTTTCCCGTTTGCCAATACATTATTTATTTAAAAATGAAATAACAGATAGTTACG